ATCTGGTTGTACAGTGGTGTGCACACCTTGAGGGTTGTTACCCCTTCAAGGAGTACATACTACTTGGCGACGATATCGTTATTCATGACGATAAAGTTGCTAAAAGGTACAAACTAGTGATGTCCCAGAAATTAGGAGTTGAACTGTCTGAAGCTAAAACTCATATCTCTTCCCACCTATATGAGTTTGCTAAAAGATGGATTGACCCTATAAAGAAAATCGAATTAACTGGTATTCCATTAGGTGGAATTATTGATAATATCAATAACCCACAAATTGTGTTTACCATTTTATTCGACTATTACTTTATAAAAGCTAACTATTATTCTTATACAAAGGATTTAGTTGGTTTTATTAGTGATCTTTATAGTGATCTAAAATTAAGGAAGATTCTAAAACACAAAGTATCTAAGAAAGGAAAAAAGAAATTCCCGTCAAAGAAACCTCGTGTTATTTTTTATAGAATCAACTTTAATCGTAGATTCCTAAAATCTATAGAGATTTTCTCTTTCAGTTTAAAATATGCATTTGGCATGTTAAGTGTTGATAATCAAAGACGATTTATATACACTCATGTCAAAACTTTAGCATATTTATTCCATGAAGATAATCCGATTTCTCGGGTCTTCTGATATGGAATGATGAAAGATATAACTGATAACTATTCTAAGATCCAAAAGCTCGCTGCGAAATTTCACAGTGAGATTAAGGTCTCAGAAGGTTCTGATTTAACTCTGTACCCATTATTTAGGAGTTGTAAAAACTACCTGAATAATTTGCATGATATTTGTCTCACTAATTTCAATGAACAGAAATCTGTTTTTGAAATTGCTGACAAATTGGTTGTAATTGACTTTGATTCTATCTGAAATCGTGATAGATCAAAAATTCAATTGCTTACCAAAGTTGGTCAGTCATTTAGGAGAGGTGTTCAATTTATTGAATCCCTCAACATTGATGATGAGATATATTATGGTTCTGCAACTTTTGAATCTTCAATAGATTTTCTAGAAACAGGACAGATGTCAGAGATTCTAGCCAAAAATATTAAATTTTTGGTTAGATTTAAATTAGAACCCAAGAAGGAAGAAATTAATCCTTGAGCTGCATATATGTAGAACGAGATTAGTGGTAACAATTTTTGTGTAAAAAGCACAATAACCATTAATTATAATCAGTAGTTCATACATGTGTGTGGCACGAGTATTATTTCATGCCTTCTTTTAGTTGTTAGTCTATAGATAGATTCTTGTTTATTCCAATTTAAGAATTGGTAAATACCGGTCATTTCCGGTAGAATAAATTTGAGTTCTTTAAAGATGAGTG